ACTGTCGGTGATAATCATCCTATCCGCCTGTTCGATAGAGCGGGTGCCGAAGTAGACAGCACCCCCGTGTCGCTAACCTTTACTTCGAACGTCTTTAGCCCCGGCGAAAGCAAAAGTAAAGAGTGGTTGGCAGTAACCTTGCTCAACACCACCTTGTTCTGCTTATCGAGTTCCATCAACAATTCGGTAAGGAATTGTTGCAGAACTTTGTCCTCCAACTCCGGGACCTTCATCATTTCTTTTTGCCTCGCGGCTTGATATCGAAAATGATCGGACCCACCGTGGTCCAATCAGAACCTTTGATCATATCGATGCGAAGTCGGGCGTCACGCGCTGTCACGCGGATATCCACCCAACCGTGCGGATTAATTGTCTGCCTAGCCGAATATTGCTGCGTCGAATAGTCGGTACGGTCGTTGTTCATCGCGATGGAGAACGCCAGCGCATCTTTGTCTCCCGCAATATCGGGGAGTATCTTACTGATTGTATTCCACCGCTCGCCGTCGAAAACATTAAGTGTTTGAGATTCGATGTACGGCATAAACAAAGCATTAGGGTATGTGAACCCCGTCTCATGCTTCCATACCGTCCAACCGTCCGTCATAATTGGGAAGCGGTCATTGCCGTATGTAATGCCGCACGTTCGGTTCAAATACCCCGGCATCCATATCTTGGACCGATAATCCAAAGCGATGTAACGAGAGTTTTGGATGCCCAAGTCCTTGTCGACCCAGAACCACCACACCTCGCCGCGATTGAGCATGCTGACGATGGATGATTCTAGTACGCAATGGCCGAAATCCATCCTAGTCGAAATGGAATCCCACAACGGGCACGGAACAATGTCGGCGGTGGTTCCATTCCACAGCCAGAACCCTTCAATGGATACCCACGCGATACCCGCTGGAACAGACGTCACCGAAGCGGCGCTGATCGGGATCGGCACCTTCCCCACTGGACGAATACGATAAACGTACGGGAGGCCGATATAGTCCAACACATGCGTCATTGCGGGGGTGAATACTAAGATACCCGCAGATGACAGTCTAGCCGCGACGATGGGCGATAACGGATCGACCGTATAGTTGCCCGCCGTATTAGTAATGCTGGCGATGTCCCAATCCGTGATGTCTTCACTGGAGCACCACGTAATGTCGCCGAAACGAACAGAGCCATCGGTGGATCCGCCGAACAGCATAACGTGCCGCTCGGGGGTAATCACGAACTGTCTGTTGGCCGTGGGAATGGTCCCCTTGACTGCTGCCACTTTCGCCAACGGCGTAGCCGGGGTAGAAGGACTCCACTTCCACAAGAAACCGTCGTAGCTCCACATAACCAATAAGTCTTGGCCCCAATTGTCCACCGACCAAGCTTTGGAGAATTTCTGGATGGTAGACGCAACTGCTGGCACGGCGTCGACACCGTAATTACCGGCGCTGTAAAGCAACTCACCGTAACCGGCGTTGTCGCCAGTAATAGCGGGGATACTTGGGACCCCAGGCGAAGCGTACGGTGTAATATCGGTTAGGGTGCTGCCCGACTCCACGTAACAGTGCTGTTCGCACACGTAAGCAGTCCAAACAAGACCATTCAGAGCCACCCAACGATGCATCGCTCTGCAACGCGAAGCGAATGGGAATCCGGACGGCAACGCCGGAGTAAGCGGCACCTTTTCCCACCCGCCGATGGGCCGCATAGTTACACCGTCATCCCAACGCACAAGGTTGGCGTCCCGCCAGTTGTTTATCTTGGCGGCGCGCGATAACAGGGTTGTTACCCCGGCTGGGAAGTTGGTGGAAATCATCCCAATTTCACCTGAGCGTTGAGAATGAAGCTAGGAGGCATATTGGTGTGAGCAGTACCGTTCAATCCCGGACCACCATCTGTATTAAATGTACCACCCCAAGTGTGCGCGTGATCGGCGCTACCGGGAGTGGTTGTAGGACGAAATGAAGCGGAACCACCCGATGAATCGGCGGCTGCGGCATTGTACGCAACAAACGTACTGCCGCCACCAACGCCGTTATTTCTGAACAACGGAACGTCGTGGGTATGGGCAGAACCACCGTTACTTGTATTACCACCAACACCCACCCCATGGATGTGTCCCGGAATTTGGCCAGCGACCAAAGCCACTACGTCTTGACCACCCGCTTGGCCCAAAACAGCGGCTCCGTAAGTATTGATAAGTCTATTAGTCGCACCAGCATCGACGTGGATAATATGACGACCGCGAAGGTCCGGAAGTCCGATGTTGTTGGCATCCCCACCATAAGAATTCCCATATCTAACCCACAACTGCGGATTAGTAGCCCTCGGCACCGTTTGACCATTCATCAATGCCCAACCAACGTCAGCAGTTGCCGCCGCTGTGAAAGCAATTGTACCAGGCGGAACGCCCAAATACATAATGGTACCGTCGGGGCGCGTTACGCACGCATTGCCAACCGCGTCAAAATATATAACGCCAATTCCAGGCACAGCAGCCGGAGCAACCGCTTGCCAAACCATCCCTACTTTGTTCATATTGACGACGCCGGTCTGTCGGTTGATCGTCAGAGGGTCGTCAATTCGGAGCGTGTCGTTACCGTATCGCGTTATGACAAGCGGACCAGCGGCGCTGCCAACAGTGTCGTCGCCCATAAACGTCTTCCATTGGGCCGTCATACGGACAAATCCGTCGTCCGCTTTGCTCCAATTATCGTTGTTCTTGGTGCCCCAAGTGTTGTTGGACGCGCCGACTTCGGGCTTAATGAAGCCCATTTTTGGGGTGACTGTATCGGCCATGGTAACCTACCTATTCACACATTTTTCAAGCATTTGATCGCGCCGCTCAGCAGCTTCGCCTATCTTGTGCATCGTGAACGCGAATGTGCCGAGCATAATCGTGTTGATGATAAGGAGCGCCATGACGAATGGCGTACCTTTCATCTCGTGGATTATCTTTTCGGCAAGTGCGTTCATCGAAATTCCTGACTGTATTCCTCTTCGAGCCGCGCCAATTCGTTGTTGTAGGTAAGGCGCATCGCTTCGTCATATTCCTCTTCTGTGATTGCGCCCTTAGTGATGAGCGCTCGGTAAAGCCCCTCAATCTTGAGCATGTCGCCCCGAAGAATAGGGCCGTTATCCAAATCGACTGGCTCTACCTTCATGGCGTAACCAGCGGCGGCGCGAAGTCCTCGCTTCGCCTCTTCATTGGACAGTCCCAGATCGACGTCGTAAAGTTCGTATTCAGCCATTGCTAACCTACATCATCAGACTACTGGAGAAGTTCATGAAGTTAGACACATTAAACCAGTTATTGCCGCCAGCGGTGTAAATTTCAGCGTAATCCCTAGCTTGTGCGTAACGTGCGCCGAAAAATTGTGCGGATACAGATGTCATCGCTTGGAATTGCGCACCATTAACAGTGTTTGGCCAAGTATAAGCAATAACGGATGAAGTATTACCGTCGAATCCTATCCCGATGGTCAAATTAGCTGGTGGTGGCCCAAGCAATATCCTAGAATTAATAGAAAAATCTGCGAAATCTTCTTGCAGCCCAACGACAAAATACGTGGCGTTATTCGCATTACCGTTCATAACTCGATCGACATAATTAGAAGTAATAGCAAACTGACCCTCTTTTACCGATGTGGCGGTTTGTATACGGTTGTACATGTTCCATATATTTAAAATAGCTGGGCCTGAGGCCGCACCGCCTGTTAGTCGCCAATCCACATTACTTGATGCATTGTGGTTTGTTGTGCCAACATAAATACCCCGCATCGCAGCCGGACCGGGGGCAAGCGACACGGCGTTCATCAGGATGCCGTCTTGCATCGCCAATGCTTCCGAACGAGTAGTAGCGTTTGACCAATTGCGGCTGTGGCTAAGTCGCGCGGTTCCTGCGTCGTCCCACAAGAACCAATCCACTATGAAATTAGCGCCGATGGCGACTGGATTCTTTGTAGTATCAGTAAAAGCCGGTGATGCGATTTGTCCTAGTATTTTGGGATACCACGCCGAACCGCTATAGAACTGTACGGTTGATCCTTTATAGGGAGTCCAATACACCGTCGCGGCATTCAACACAGTGTTGATCATAACTGGTGTGTTGCTTTGGAGCGTAATCCGTCCGCACGGCGGAATCGAAAACCCCCCAGCCTTGGAGTTAGGAATCCACTTCCCGTCAACAGCATCCCACATCCAGTTGTTGAATACCTGGCCTGCAGAAGGAGATGCTGGGAAGTCATATGCCATTAAAGCCTCGCATTCGCAAATACAGCACCGTACCAATACGCTCTAACCCCTGCAGTAGACGTTGACTGTATCCAAGCATGGTAAGCATCTATAGTGCCAACGGTGGCAATACCTGTGTTATTAGCGTTGTATTCAGGTGTGCCGAAAGTTATAACCGGTGCTTTACACAGCTGCGGTTTAAACGTAACTGCCACGGAACATTGCCCCGCTGACGCATAAGTCCATTCCAACGATACGTATGTTGTTTGCCAATACCGCTGACACGCCAACAATTCATCGTTATAATGGGGCACCACAAACGGCGACGGCACACCATCGGTAAGGCTAACGTCGAATAACTCAAAAATATTGCCATTGGTAGCGAGGAGATTAGCAGACCCAGCGGCTGCCAAATACAGGCGAATAGACAGACCAACGGTGTTGTTGACGTTAAACGTACCGCCAGTAAACGCGTTAAATGTGACGCTCTTAACCACGTCCGTGTTTGCTTCACCGGCAGAAATAACAATGCTTGAACTTTGAGCAACAGCCCCGGCGCTGTCAAACGCGATCAACGGGTACGTTCCTGCGGGACCATTGACACCCAGCTGGACGGTGAATGATTTAGCGGTTGGTGTGCCGAGCATAAGGTCTGCGACACGTATACCCTCAAGCACACTAGCAATAATAAGGTAACTTCCTCCTATGGTGGGTTGCGCTGTCGTCACCGTGGAGCGAATACGATTCGGTGATCCAGCCGGTGTCTTCTTGGCCACTTGCGCCGTCGACACAACGCCGCCAGATAAGCTAAGCAGCGTGAACCATTGGTCCACTGGATAATAACTATCTATTGTGCCCGCAACCGCACCGTTCTGCTGGCTCACCATCATCGCGCCGTTGATGAGGTAGTTCTTTTTGGGTACAGTGCCGGAAGCACCAGTTGGGCCAACCGGACCAAGTATACCTTGCGGACCTTGCGGGCCGGGAGCACCGGTCGGACCAATTAGGGCGTTCGGCGTTACCCATTGCGATGTATTGCCGTCGTTATAGTAGACATACAATAATCCGGTATCGGATTCCCACCATATCATGCCAGCAACTGGGCTTGCAGGAGGAGTATCCGATATAATAACTGGAGCAACCGACGTGGGGACTGTAGAAGTAATGGTTAGTTTATTTCCCACGTCATCGTAAGTTAAGGCTATGTTGGTGCCAGCAACAAGTAATGCAGCAGTTCTATCATCAACCGCCTCAGCGAAATCGGTAATTTCAGTAGAAGCGTGGCCGTGCCCAACATTTGATTTCGTCGTGTCGCTGGGGTGAATATGATCGCCGCGAGAATACGTTAAAGATAAACCCGGATTAACCGTACCATCCATCAATGGGTTGGTATTGGAAGGTACTGCATTTGGGTCTAGCGGGACAAACGTGTCCAAAATGTCGAAATTTTGGTTAAGCTTATCGCCCCAAGTGTCGTCAGAAGCCCCGACGTCGGGCTTTATCAGGTGTAAGCGTGGGGTAAGCTCATCAGCCATTAGTTGAATTTCGGGTTAGTATCTGGTATCCATATTTCTGTAGGCACGACCGTATCTGATGCCCAAGACGCAGCGGAATCGACCGTAGGAATCCAAATTTCCGTGGAAGGGAGATATACTGACGGATTCCACAGTTCTCCGGGGGGATCGGGTGGAATTGGGACCCAAATTTCGTCAATACCATCGGGTGAGATGGGATACCAAGCAGGCCACAAGTCGTAAGAATACCTGCCGTATTTGAGTCGCCCATATTTTCGACCCATTCTTTACCCAAACGTTTTACGCCTAACTGGCATCAACACGGAACCGCTCGCCATGTCTACTTTATGTTGCGTGTTCATGGCGTTCACCATTCGCACGACTTCTTTATCCCATATCATCCCGCGATCGTCTTCGATGGCGTACAACGACGCGACGTGCAGAATCTTCAACGTGTAAACAGTAGTGTGGTACACGTTGGGCCAGTTATTCGCATCGTTGGTAAGCGGCGGGATATTCTGATAATAGGTCAGTTCGACCTGCAGCCCCGAATCCGAAACACCACCTACCACCAGATAGTTGCCTAAGATGCAATACCGGGGGTAGCGATAATCGTTGGAGGATTCCGGGATATCTGGAAATTCGGGGTTGAAGAACGCGTCGGGGGTCAAATACCGAATGACGCCGCCCGAGGGGGACAGACGAACTAGGCGAATTTCCTGCCAATCCAACGGGAGTGGAACCCGATCGCTGATCAACGTAGAAGTGTCGATCTGGACCATATGCTTGACGCGCAGAGCGTTGGACAGGTATTCTTCCGCCATGCGAATCCAGCCGGTTATGACTGCATCGGGGTACACTTCCGCGCCGATCGCCAGCCACTTACGGATTTCTTCGCACTTGTCGGTTAGGAATGTGCCCATTATTTACCCACCCGACCTGGCCAAATTCGGAATGCCGCATTATCTGGGTTGTCTAACCAACGCGCCCAGTCTTTGCTGTCCCAGCCTTCGAGGATAGATTTCTCGTAGACTTCGACCGGCACCCCTCGCGCCAACAATTTGTTGGTCGACCGTCTAGGGTGGAGTTCCCTCATTATCTTGTTATTTTCGAGGGTCTGTTCTAGGTCTTGCTCAGTGTAGACACGCACCGTGGAAAGATCATCGTCCTCCCAAACCATAGTGCGCTTAACAGCGCCGTCATTTTGGTATACATGTTTTCGTTCGGTCATGGTAGCACGCCCTTAGTTCACTGTCAAGTTGCGACAGTATATTCAGACTATCTTACAGCCAACATCTGCATAAGACGCGGGTCGTTTACTAACGTCGCGATGTTCAGATTATTGGCCGGTTGCAAATTACCCGACCCAAAGAACCACTGAGTTCCCTTTATGTTGTTGTTTTTCAAGGCGGTAACAAAGTTCACTTGCGTCGGCAACCATTGC